ATAGACAAGATCTCCTGCTGCACTAGCAACCATATCAATAGTTTTACTTGCAGGAAAAGTACAAAATACTTCTTTAGTTCCTGAAGTAAAAGTTACTAAAGCATCTGAGTTAGAACTAGAAATAACAGAAGTTCTTTGTAAAGTTGTTGAAGCACTTAAAGTTCCAAGTCCAACTTCCCACTCTCCTTGTCCTGGATTTACGATAGAATAATAAGTGGTATTAGTAGCACCAACACCACTATTAAAAGATTCAAAATCTTGAACAGCTCCTGCTAAGGTAAAGTCTCCTGTACCTGTAGTGGTGCTTGTTTCTTTAACTCTATCGTTAAGGACAAGTGCCATTTAACCTCCTACGCTATTCTTAATATTGCGTTTGTAGAATCCGCTGCTGGGAATTGAATTGTAAATGTTCCTGAAGTTGCAGTTTTATCCGCACCAAAATCCAAAACAGCTACTGCTGAATTAGCATTAGATGTGTTATAAATTAATGCACCTCTTGCAGTTAATGTAACTCCAGTGAAAGATAAATCATTGAAGTCTACAAAAGCTACAGAAGCATCTACAGAAACTAAAGCGTTTACTAATGCACCACCACCAGCAACATATTGTCCAGTGTCTCCTACTTGTCCTGTAATAGCTACATTGTAAGAAGTAGTATCAGCGCCAATGGATGCGGTGTTGTTGTATAATGCTAATTTAAATACATCTCCAGTACCTACTGTGAAATCTGCTTTCCCTTCAAATAAGTCTTCTTTAAAGACGTTGCATACTGCGTTTGTTGTTATTGCCATGTTAAAATCTCCTTATAAAAATTAATATATTATGGTGATGGAGCCTGCACTTTAATTCTAGGTGTACCATCATCATATTCTGCTCTTCTACGTTTACCCATTTGTTGAAGTGCAAAACCTTGTACATTCTCATCATACTTTGTTTTTGCTGCGTTGTACATATCCATGGGTCCTTTTAAGTAAAAATAAGCTTCTGATAGCACCCCATGTAATAACATATTTTCAGCATAGGTAGATAGATAAGTAGAATTTGAAGAGGTGAAATGAGGCGGATCTACAGTGTAATTAAGCTGTACTCCATAAGCTTGGTCTGGAGTAGGAGCTACTACTACATTGCTTTCATCCCAATTTGCATAATACAAAGGCAGGCCAGTCGCATTGTCTCCATTGTATTCAGAAATAAAACTAGTATCTTTTTTCTCCATAAAAGTTCTGCTACCAGCATTAATTACTTGCATAGAACGAATGGTTAAAAAATCTGCAGGCATCACTAGATATCGTTTACCGGTATTAAAAGAAGACGTTGCATATTTTCGTACGTCATCGTAATCTACTTTATCCGCTACATCTAACTCTACATTTCTAATAAATTGATCTAATAAAGTACTAGTTAAAACATTCGCATCTACTTCTGTGTAATTTCTAACCTGAGTAATAAAATCTGAATAAGTAATTGCCATTATGATATCTCCACGTTTACGGTTCCCACTATAGAGGATACCGATCTTCTTCTGTTTTGTTCTGCTCCATTATCAGGTTCCATACCACTAGACATAAAAGCAAAGTCTCCAGGTAAAGTTAAATTAATTAATGCTTGGCCTTGTCCTCCTGAACTAGATAAAACACCATCTATTTCTGTAGGTTGTTGAAAATCTTGTGTCCTAGAATTTTTAATCGCAATTCTATCTGCTATAATAACTTTTCTTCTAATTTGAGGATGTTTTGGTTCGTATTCGGAAGTATGTACTAATGAACCGTTCCACTCTTTAACCATTTCATTGTAAGGAAATTCTTGACCACTTCTATCTGAAATAGCTTTGGAGTATTTTCCTGTTGCATAACCGCCCATTACACACCGTCCCCATAAAATGTTTGTGGAGAAATATATAAAGAAGTTCTAGATCCATCTCCATCTAAAGCTCTAGCTAACTCATCTTCATAAGCTAATTTTAAACCTTGAGTTAACTCTGGTTTTTTTTCGAAAGAAAGATAATAAGCAAGACCAGAAACCATACAAGGTAAAAATCTAAAAACAACATCAGGATTATTAGTATAGGCTCCAGCGTCTTGAATTCTTTGCATATAGTAATATTTTAAATAAGTATAAGTTGCAGCATCAGGTGCTTGATATAGATAAATAATCGGTGTCTCTTGTCTATCTACATAATACTGAGAAGGTTGTCCTGTATTTCCTTTGTTAGGTAAAGCAGCATAAGCAGATCTATCAATTTTAGTTATTGAAACATCTTGAATAGAAGGACCTGTTCCAGCTCCAGTTGAAACATAAGCTTCTAAAACATCATTACAATCTGAGGGAGTAGTATAATTAACAGTACCAGAAACTAAAACTTGTTCTTTCAAAGCTACTTTCCATAAATGAACACCTCTATTACCCCATTCTGAAAATAATAAATTTAAATTTCTTCTTGCTCTTCGCATATCCATTCCTGAATTTGTACGCATACCGCATCGGTTATAAGCCTCATCAATAAGCTCATCAATAGTTAAATTGAAAGAAGTCGTTCCAGAAGTAGCCATTATTTACCCTTTTTACAATCGCAATTATGTTTGCATAAACATCTAGTAATTCCAAACAATTTACAAATGATTTCACAAAGTTTATTTTTAATGCTTTTAAACATTTATTCCTCCAATTTAATAGCCGCGGCTTTGAGAATGTTTTTTTTCTCCTTTTTGCGGTTGTACAACTTAGCTGATTGTACCACTTGGGGTCTGTAGTTTCTAGACCTTACTTTTTTTGCGATTGGATTTGATTTTTTCTTTATAAATTGTTCCATGAGTCTTTTTAAGAACTTGTTTAAATCTCTTTAAATCTTTATTACCTAGACCTGGTTCTAATTGTTTAGATGTTTGCCCTCTAGATATTACCATGGTTTATAAACTGTTTTATCTTCTACTTTCAATGCTCGCAGGGTTTGATTTCTATTCTCAGAGCCGTTCCATGATACATGAATCCAGCCGCTATCGGGCTCACCATCTCGATAAAATTCGAGAATTAATTGATCAAATTCTAAGTTATCTTTTATCCAAGTCGCTAGAGCCTTGTTATCCACACCTACCACTTCGATATCGGAGGCCTTACCTTCGGCATGTTGCGATGTAGGTTTAGAACCAATGGCGATACACAGTTCTGCAGACCGGTAGCCAGAAGAAACAATTACAGGTGATTCAAAGTGAGATCGGATCGGTTGTAATACATTCACGCATAATGCTTTGAGATTATCAATATGTGCTGGAGACGGATTGTTGGGTAATCCTTTTCGTTCCGCAACTTGAGATTTAACTAACTCACTTAACTGGAAGTTTGCTGATAGTTTCATTTTTAATTATCTTATTACATTTGCAATCTTTTAACAATAGACAAAAACCTTTACATACCCAAAATATACAAGTTTTCACGAAGAAGATCCTTGTTTTATACAAGTAGAATAAATTCCAGTTATAACTATGTTGTTATCTAAAGCTACTTCTTGCATTGATTTTCTTTTTTCAATAGCAGCATCATTACATTTTTTTTCTGAGTTATAATAAATAGGAGGATTAGGTGTCATGGGAATACACCCTTCTTGACCTTTAAAATCAATATGACATAACATAACAATCATAATAAATGTTTCCATACTATTTTTTCAATTTAGTTAAAGCTTTTGCGATAGTGTCCATCTTATTTGGGTATTTTTCTTTTTTTGCACAACCAATTAAAGAAACTAATATAATTAAAGTTATCAAAACACATATTGTATAAAATTCAAATTTTTTCATTTGTGTTTTATCTCCTCAATTCGTTTTATTCCGTGTTTGTCAACATAAGTTTTAGCTTCGACAATACTGCACTCTACTCTTGAATTACCACTATCGGTGTTACGTTCTATTTTTCTTTTTGTTTCTAAACATTCCGATAGATTTTTTTTCGGAGAATGTTCTATCATTTTTTCTCCCAAAAACATACATAAAGCTACAACCATTTCAATCATTAATGCTTACCATTTCCATTAGAAAATTTAATATCTCTAGTTGCGTCTTTTAATTTCTCCAAATCTTTTTTAATTTTTTCAATTTCTTTTTCATGTTGCTTTAACATGACATTCGTATGTAAGTTTTCTTCTAGTATTTTATTGATCTTTTCTATCTGTTTTGCTTGCCATTCCAACAACATAAATTGTTCTTTATCAATAGGAAGCTGCTTACTTGCTTCTAGTAAGTCTTTTTCAAACAGTTGGTTTTTTGTTTCTAGTTGATTAAGTCGTTCAATAACTCCAAAAGCAAACCAAACACCTACTGCTACAGCTCCGATGATAGCCAATAAGTTTCGTATAGGCAAAGCTACATTAGTATTTTCATTTATTTTCATAACTTATACCTATTATAAATAGTTAAATAAAAATGTTTGAATATTATAAATAATATAAATAGGATAAATAGGATAAATAAAACTATAAACATAGTTATAGAAATAATATTCCAAAATAAATTATTTACAAAATCCTTTAAGGATTGTAGCACGATACTAACCTTTGAAAAATAGGGTTAATAAAATTAATAATAAAATGATGCCTTGATATTGATTAGGAATACTGATTAATTTACCTTTTACTTTTTCGTAATAATGTTTGATATAATTTAACATTTCCATCTCCTTCTTGCTTGTCTTAATCTTGAATTAGGATCTTTTGCAGCTTTAGGAAACATTTTCATTTGTCCTGCACTTCTTGCACAAAAAGATTTTCTTCTTGCTGCGCGTTTTGGTCCAGGATTACTTTCTGTAACTGCTGTTTTTAATTTAGACCCAGGGTTTTTTCTTCTGTAAGCCATAACACCTGCTTGTGTCATACCCGCTCCAGCTTTAGTAGATCTAAAATTTTTTTTACTACGAGGAGGCATTCCTCCTTTTTTCATTTTTTCTGCTTGTTGTTTTTCAGATTCTTTTTTTTCAGCTTGAGACTGAGCTGAAGTTTTAATTCCTGATGATAACGTACTAGCAGGAACAGCGGCTCCAATAGCATCCGTTATTGCAGCCACTCCTCCAAAAGATTTTTTAAGTACTTTACTTGTACCTTTTATCTGACACCCTAGTTTCATTTCTAGCCGTTAGTAGTCGTTAATCCAGGTGCTGAATATTTATCAGTAAATAATGTATAAGCTGTTACGTTAGTTTTTGTTTTACAATAAATACCAGCTGGGAATAAAATTCCATCCTCTGGTAAATTTAAGTTTATAACATCACCGCTTGAAACATCAATTGCTAATAAAACAGTACCAGCATTGCTAGTAGTTGTAAGCTCCAATAATCCTGCACCTCCACCGTTAGAAGCAACTGAAATTGCTCTTAGTCTAACCGCAGGAGCCACAATAGCTGTTGCTCCAGCTGCTGCATCTGATCTTGTAGC